GAAAAGAAATTAAATGCAATTGTTGAGGAAAAGACAGATTCTTTAGTAATTAAATTTAATGAGCTAAGCCTCACAGATGAAGACACTCAGTCTAAAATCGATGAAAGATATTTACGTATGCAGGTAATTACCCCTAATGAAGTTAGAATTAGAAAGGGTATGATTCCTCTAGACGGAGGAGACGAAGTCGTTGATTTAAAGGCAGATGCAGCAGCAGAGCAGTCAGCTCAAGCTGGAAAGACAAGAGCCAGAGATAGCGAAAGAGCAGCAAATTCCCCAGATAAATCTGGGGAAGGCAGAAATGCAAAAGGCGATGGAAGGCAAGTAGAGTAAGGATTTTAGTCAATCATTATTTGCCTTTTTAAGCGCAGGTTGATAAACTTTATACAGTATGAACATTGAAAAAACAAATTGGTCCAGTAATGGAAATCGCCTGTCTATAGGCGTTCCATTTAGCAAGGTCAACAAGGAAAATAGAACTGTTTCAGGTTTTGCTACATTAAACAATGTAGACCAAACAGGCGATGTTGTCACAGCGGAAGCGAGCCTTAAAGCGTTTGAAAACTTTAGAGGCAACATTCGTGAAATGCATCAGCCAATTGCAGTAGGAAAAATTTTGTCATTTAAGTCAGAAACATTTTTTGACCCAATCTCAAAGTCTTTCTATGATGGAATTTGGGTGAGTACATACATTTCAAAGGGTGCTCAGGCAACTTGGGATAAGGTGCTTGATGGCACTCTTTCTGGTTTTTCTATTGGCGGAAGAATTAATGATGCTGACACAGAAGTCAACAAGTCAAATGGTGAGTCTGTAAGATTCATTAAGGACTACGATCTAGTAGAACTATCGCTTGTAGATTCTCCAGCAAATGAACTATGCAATGTTCTTTCAATTGAAAAAGTAAATGGTCAATTGATATTTAAAGGAATGGCTGCAGAAACTTTAGCGGCAAACGTATTTTTTTGTGAATCAGACAACATAGTTGTTTCAGAGATCCTAGAATCTCGTGATTGCACAGCATGTGGAAAAAACATGGAAATCATTGGTTGGGTGGAAAACAATGAGATTAATAAGGCGGATGCAGTTCGTTATGTATACGAGCAGCACATAAACAAAATTTCTGGTTCTGCAAATGAACTTGAAAACAACACCGAAGTAAATAAAGGAGGTACAACAATGTCAGAAGAAACAACAATGACAGAAGAAACAACAGTTGATGCACCAGTCGCAGAAGCAGTAGCAGAAGCTCCAGCAGCAGAAGCACCAGCAGCAGAAGAGGCGCCAGCAGTTGCAGAAGAATCAGCACCAGCTGACGATTCAGTTGCCGCCGATACCGCAGGAGAACCAGCAGCAGAAGCAGCTTCAGAAGAGCTTGATTTTGCAAAGATGCTAGGCGATCTTAAGGGCTTCTTGTCCGATACACTTAGCAAGGCAGCAGAAACAAATGCAGCTCAAGTTGCAGACGTTAAAAACACTGTGGAGTCCTTTAGCAAGAGTGTTGAGGCAAGAATTGTCGATTTGGCAGAACAGCACAATAATTTAAGCGAGACTGTAAAAGGTATTCGTGAAACAATCGGTTCCGTAGAAAAGAGAATCGACGCAGTAGAGGGCGATACTGCAATCAAGAAGTCTGCTGACCTTGGCGGGTCAACAGAGTTTGTAAAGAAATCAAAATGGAGCGGCGCTTTCCTCGGTTCCGTGAACGACATTCTAAATTAAAAAGGCAGGTGAAAAAATAAATGAGCAATGAACTATTAGAAAAGGCAGTAGCAGCAAATACTACTGTATCTACAGGCATGAACGGTGGATCCATTACAGGATCTGGCATTCACGTCGGAGCTACCCAAACAGGTGGTCTCCTAAACCCAGAGCAGTCAGCTCGCTTTCTAGATTATGTATTTGATGCAACCGTTATCGGTAAAGTAGCACGTACAGTTAGAATGAAGGCAGACACAACTGAGATTGATCGTATCGGAGTAGGCGAGAAGTTGATGAGAGTCGCTTCAGAAGCTGAAGATACAGGATCAAACGCAGGCGTTACATTCTCCAAGATTTCTTTGACCACAAAGAAGCTTCGTCTTGATTGGGAACTCTCAACAGAGTCTCTAGAAGACAACATCGAAGGTCCAGATCTTGAAGATCATATTGCACGTCTTATGGCAACACAGGCAGGTAATGACATTGAAGACCTAGTCCTCAATGGAGATACCTCACTATCATCAGATAACCTATACAAGGCATTTGATGGTGTTGTTAAGAGAGCTAAGGGCAATGGACACGTTGTAGATGCAGCGGGAGCAAATGTTTCTCGTGCAGTATTCAACAGCGCACTTAAGGCACTTCCACGTAAGTACAAGCAACGTCGTACAGACCTTCGCTTCCTTGCAGGATCTAACCTTATCCAGGACTTCCTATACCAGCAAAGCATTGGTACAAATCAGACAATCCCACAAGATATCGCATCAAGCGTTATCCGTGGCGATGTGGCTCCACTTGGTGGACCAGCTGGTTATGTAGCACCATTTGCATTCGGTATTCCAATCGTTGAAGTTCCACTTCTAAAGGAAACTCAAACTGGTACACATACAGGTGCATCAGGAGATCACGGTGACATCCACCTTTCATTCCCAAATAACGTAGTTATTGGAATTAAGCGTGATGTAACTGTTTACAGATTCTTCTGGCCACGTAAGGACTCAGTTGAGTACACACTCTACACTCGTGTAGGCGTTCAGATTGAACAAGCAGATGCTTGGGTAGTCGTAAAGAACGTTAAGGTAGCTTCCTAATTTAAGGAAATACTATTAAAGACCCCTGAAATTATATTTTGGGGGTCTTTACCTTTTAACATTCAAATGCTATAATTAATGAGAACAAAGGAGAATATATGTCATTTACGACATTAAAAATTGCTGAGCTTCGACAGATTGCCGAAGATTTTGCGGTTGAATTACCAAACTCAAAGAACAAAGCGGAAATAGTTGCAGCCCTCGCAGAAGAAGGCGTTACATGGGATGTATACCAAAAGACAATTAAAAATATTGAAGACGAAGCGGTAGAAATCGAAGAGGTACTACCAAAGTTTGACCCTAAGAAGGAACAACCAGAAAACACTGTTCTAGTAAAGATGACAAGAGCTAATTTTAGATATGACACCCTTGGATTCACATTTACAAAGGAACACCCATTTGTGGCAATGCCTTCAGAATCAGCAGAAGAAATTTTTGAAAAAGAGGAGGGTTTTCGTTTAGCAACAGCAACAGAGGTCCAGGACTTCTACGCTTAACGAAAATTTAAAATGGCAGAATTATACGTAAATAGTAACGGGGCGATACGCCAAAAAATTTACTGGGGAGGTCAACCAGTAGATGCAGATGGTAGCGTAACCGTTACTGTTTACGATATAACTGAAGACCCAGCCATTAGTCCATCAATTAATCCAGCGGTGGCAATTGGAACATATACTGCCACCAATCTAGAAACAGATAACGGTAATTATGAATTGGTCATGCCATTTTCAATTACCTCTAGAAATAGAAAACTAAAGCTTGTTTGGTCATATCAAGTGCAGGGCAACCCTGGAACAAACACGACTCATGTAGATGTAGTTACACCATATGTAAATATCTCAGAGGCAATAGACGCCCTTGGAGTTGGCGTTGATCCAAGCGATGAAAATTATAAATCGTATGAAGAGCTTATGCTTGCAGAAAAGTACGCAAGAAAACTTATTGAGAGTTATACAAATGATTTGTTCTACACATACGATGATGCTGTTACGGTTTATGGCGGGGGAGATGACTCTATTCAGACGCTATACAAGATTAACGAACTTCATGAGGTTTACGCAAACGATATATTGTTAATCGACAACCCTAATAATGTAAATAATATTGGGTATGATCTAATTCCAGTATCAAGCGGATACGGGATTAAGGTTGACCGTGGCTCAGCTTTAAACAGAGACAATACAGTGTATCTTGCAAACGGCATGGTTTCGCCAACAGTATACGATATTGGTTTTCAAGGATTTTTCCAAAAGAATGTAGCCTATAGAATTCAGGGCAAATTTGGATGGGAGTATGTCCCAGATGAAGTATCAATTGCAACAATTGAGTTAATGAAAGATTTCTTTAATAAAGATACTCAGTGGAAGCATAAGTATGTAAAGAACATTCAGACATTTGACTGGCAATTTGAATTTGATCCACAGGTTTATAATGGAACAGGAAACTTTTTTGTAGATAATATCCTTTCTGGATATGTTATCAAGCAGATGCTGGTGATCTAATGAGCGTAGACCTAGTTGGCTCAATTCTGTCAATGAAGGCAGATGTTTATTCTCAGATGGACTCTCAAGATGAAGATACTGGTGCACTCAGAAAAACTTGGGCTTTTACAAAAACTGTACCATGTTTTGCTAAGGGAAACATTAGCTCTACAGGTGGTCGTGGGTCGGATAAGCAAAAATATGCAACTAGATTTAAAGACACTGAAGCTATTCAAATTCGTGTAGATCAATTTGTTTCACATAGAGATAAAATAACCAACATTAGAAACAATGATGGTAAGGTTATTTGGTTTGAGCTAAATTACCCAACAAATACACCAACAGTATTTGAGATAGTTGGAAATGTTCCAATTACTGATCCATTTGGAAACGTGCTTGGATATAATTTGCTAGCACAAAGATCGGAGAATCAGACAATTGGCGAGTAACGCAGCAGCCCTACAGTCCGCTTCTAACGCCCTAGGAGGCCTTATGAGAGGCTCTAAGCCGTCTGGAGTCTTAGATCATGGGGGAACTGTTCAAAAAATTTCTGCAGCCCTTTACTACCAAACACAAGTAATGTCTCACATGGTTACAGAGCCATCAATACAAAAAGGTTTTTCAAATAGAATCTATAATCAAATAAACAAAGATCTTGGAAACTATATTGATATGCAGGCAAGGTCAAAGCCAAAACAATTACACCATGTTTATGAATGGGGTAAAACTGGTGAAATGTCTGGAAGACTTTTTCAAATAACAAAAGAAAATAAAGGCGGATTTAATTTTTCAATGTCTTACAAGTTTAATATGTCTAAGCTTCCCGTGCCAAAGAAAACATCTGGCGGAAAGACATATACATTTAAAGCCAAGGCATTTGTTATGGAAGCTGGAAAACCAGTTTTAATTAGTCCAAGAACTTCTACAGGCAGACTTGCCTTTATGATTAACGGTAAAAATATTGTTTTGCAGCAGGGTCGTTCAGTAAAGGTTCAAAACCCAGGAGGAAAGTATGTAAAGATGGGCTTTGCAAATACATACAAATTCTTTGTTCGTGGAAACCTTATTCAAAATTCAATTAAGAATTCTGGAGTAGAGCAAGCATTTTATCTAGTAACAAGAAAATCAATGTCTCTGCCTCCAGTTGTAAGGGCAAAGGCATACAGCTACTCAGCAGCATCGGTTAAGAATCTTGCTCAAGCAGCTGTCCAGTCAAATGGGAGGAACATGTAGTGGCAAATTATAAGCTAGATGCAGTAAATGAACTAAGAAAATTCTTATGGAATGAATTTAAGTCTTCCGAGATCTTTGATGAAACAGAATATTACTCAGACAATATAAACGAGACAATTGTTCCACTTATCCCAGTCCAGCAGCTCCCAGAGCTCAATCAGTTTTTAAGCGGGAAGAAACATATAGTATATGACAAGACTGGAATCTCATATGATGATACCTGGCTTATTTGCAATGAGCAGGTAATGTTTACCCTGTATGCCGTAGATATCTCAGAGATCAATGAAATGAGAAACTTTATAATAGATTTATTCAGAAGATCAGATGAATCTGCTAGAGATATCAATAATTTTATTGGAAATTCTTCAAAATTTAGATTCCACACTGTCTATATTGGAGATATTTCTCCTACAGCACCTTCAGACGAGGTCCTTGGATTCCTTTCTACAGACGTGATAGTAGAAATCAAGTATTCTAGGGACGTATCTGTCAGCGGCAGGTTCAACTAGCCTTGCTTTATGAACCAATTTAGCCTATTATTGTACTAAGAGGAAAACCCGCCTAGCCAGCATTGATTTTACAAAAATTTTTAACTTTCCAGGAGGTGGAAATAAATGGCATTTGAAGCTAAGAATATTATCGTTGGAGCAGCACCACTGTTCCTATCAAAGAAGGATTCAACAGAATCATCTTACGCAACAGTTCTTCCAGAAGGATCAAACGTAACAGCTAACACATCAATCTACGACCCAGCAACCCGTGAACTCACAGGTGCACTAGGTACAGCTTATGCAAACGTTGGTTACACAAATAACGGTCTTCAGATTACTTACAACCCAACATACGGTTCAGTAACAGTAGATCAGCTTCTTGACACAGCAAAGCTGTTCAAGGAGTCAATGGAAGTTATGCTTGCAACTGAATTTACCGAAGCAACACTTGAGAACGTTCTTAAGGTATTCGGTCAAGGAGCATCTACTCTTTCAAACGACGCACTCGGATTGGAAGCAGGAGCTCTCGGACAGGAGCCTACAGAGCGTCAGCTAATCGCTGTCGGTCTTGCACCACGTTCAGCAGCTAACAAGAAGCGTGAGCGTGTATATTATGCACGTCGTGTACTTTCTGTACAACAGTCACAATTCACACTAGCACGTAACAACCCAACAGTATTTCCAGTAACCTTCCGTCTTCTTCCTGATGCAGCATACGCAGGGGCAGAATACGGCAAGATTATTGACCGTTTGATTGAAGCGTAATTAACAATTAAATAACAATTTAATATTGAGAACAGACCCCCAGAAATGGGGGTTTGTTATTTGCTTATGCAAGTATTTTTGCTATAATGATAATGACGATCCTAGGAGGATAAATTGGCAACAACAGTTTACGATGTTCAAGAAATCGAACTACAAAACGGCGCAAAGGTGAAGCTAAAACCGCTCACAATTAAAGAACTTAGAAAGTTCATGACTGTCATTCAGAAGACAGCGGAAGTTACAGGAGAAGACGACACACTAAATATTCTTATTGAAGCATGTGGTGTTGCACTAGAAAAACAATTGCCAGAGCTTGTCGCAGACAAGGATGCATTTGAAGATGCGTTGGACGTTCCAACAATTAATCGCATTCTTGAAGTATGTGGCGGAATGAAGATGGACGACCCAAATCTTCTGGCGGCAGCAGTTCTGGCTGGTCAGAACTAGATCTAGCCGCCTTAGAAGCACAAGTTTTTCTAATAGGTAAGTGGAAAAACTTTGAAGAGTTAGAAGATAGTCTTTCAATGCCAGAGCTTGTACAACTATTAAAAGGTATAAGCAAAAAGGAAGATGAAGAGAGAAAGTTCCAAGCTTCATTGCAAGGAATAAATCTAGGGGAGGATGCAACGGTTGAGGAAGAAAGCGAACATTCAACTTTTGAAGAAATTCAAATGAGAGCACAAGGAATCAACGGACTACAAAACGATATCATCGGACTTCGTGGTCAAGCCGCTGCAACAAAAGGTTTCGGTATAAATCAAGGCTTGGGGTATACCGAGGAGTAATAAGTGTCAGAAAATATTAATACCAATATAACCGCTAATGCTGATTTTTCTGGCTTAATAAGTCAGATACATAAAGCAGTATCACAGCTCACACTTTTACAGCAAAAACTTGGATCTTCAAATGTTGCGCTTACTCAACAGATAGCTGCAACAAATAATGCTTTCTCAGACATCCTTAGAAAAAGCAATCAATTCAATACCCACTTTGTAACACTAGCAGGGGATACTGAAAAGTTTGGTAAAGCTTTAGACTCAGGAAAATTAAAATTAAGAGATTACTATCAGCACTGGCAGCAATATCATCGCCAGGCTGGTGGTATGATCCGTGACCTTGCAAAGCAGCAAACAGCATTACAGAATGCAATTGTTCAGCCAATGGGTAGAAATCAACAAGGACAAATGCAATTTAATGTCCATGTCCCAACAGGTATTAATGAGCTTGCAAATAAAACAAAGATTGCAAGAACTGAAATGTCTATCCTTAATAAGGTTATGCAAGAAGGTTCTAATCAGTTAATTAACTGGGGTAAGAATACTCAGTGGGCTGGTCGCCAGCTAACGGTTGGACTTACTGTTCCAATGGCAGCATTTGGTGCCGCAGCTTCAAAGGCCTTTAGAGAAGCAGATCAAGAGTTAGTAAGACTTACAAAGGTTTACGGCGGCTTGTCAAAAACTTCAGACGCCGAGCTTGGAAAAGTAAGAGCAGATGCAGTTGCCACAGCAAGAGAACTCTCATCGGCATATGGAGTGTCTTTTAAAGAAACTTTAGCTTTAGCAGCAGATATTGCAGCAACAGGTAAGACTGGCAATGAGCTATTGGGCTCTATTCGTGAAACCACAAGACTGACAGTGCTTGGTGAAATTGATAAACAAGAAGCAATGAAGGCAACACTTGCAATTCAGAATGCTTTTAAGCAGGACACTGAAGGTCTAGCAAAATCAATTAACTTCCTGAACGCAGTAGAAAACCAGACGTCCACAACACTTGAAGATTTAGTTGAAGCAATTCCTAGAGCTGGTACAGTTGTTAAGGGTCTTGGTGGCGGAGTTGAAGACTTAGCTCTAATGATGGTTGCAATGAAAGAAGGCGGAGTAGATGCAGCATCAGCAGCAAACGGACTAAAGTCAGCCCTTGCTTCATTAATTAATCCTACAAAGGTAGCAAAAGAACAGTTTGCTGGATTTGGAATTAACTTAACTCAAATTGTAGAAGGCAACGCTGGGAATATAACAGCAACAATTATGGAATTGCAAAAAGCAATGGATAAGCTAAACCCACTGCAAAAGCAACAGGCAATTGAAACATTGTTTGGAAAATATCAGTTTGCTCGTATGGGAGCGTTGTTTGATAATCTTGGAAAACAAGGAAGCCAGACACTACAAGTATTAGATTTAATGAAAGCAAGTACAGACGAACTTTCTCAAGTGGCTGGACGAGAATTGGGAATGATTACAGAGTCCGCTTCTGGTAAGTACAAGAGAGCCCTTGAATCTTTAAAGGCAGATTTAGCAACAGTCGGAGAGCAGTTCTTGGGAATTGCAACAGGTCTTCTTAATTTTGCAGACGGAGTCGTGAACGCATTTAATAAAATGCCAGAGCCAATTAAAAAGATGGTAACTTTGCTAGGCGGACTTACAGCAGTGGCTGGCCCAATCATTATGCTAACTGGTGTATTTGCAAACTTCCTTGGATACGTAATGAAGGGTTTTGCTGGAATCAGAGCATTCTTTAGCCATGCAGAAGGATTCAAATTACTTACTCCAGAAATGAAAGCAGCAAATGAAGCTGGAGCATTAGTAGAAAAAACATTTTATTCAGATGCCACAGCAGCAAAAGTTTTAACAACAGCATTAAATGGTATGCGTTTAGAGATGCAGCAAATTGCAACTTTATCTAGAAGCGGAACAGTTACAGCAAAACCAATTATTGCAGGGGCAGCAGAAGGAGTTGGAATTGGATCCTATGACTTTGCTCACTATAATCCTCAGTCTAAATTGTCAGAAGAGGCAAGACTGGCACAAACATTTCACACATCAGTTCCTTTAGACCCTTCAACAAATAAAAAGATTGGTCAAAATCCACAAATGATGGCAATGCCTGGAACAACTCTTCCAAATGTTCCTGGACTAACTTCTATCAATGGTGCAAGTACGGCTATCAATGCCACAGAAGCCGCAAGATGGCATACTCAAATGACCGTTATGGCAATGCGTTCAAAAGATGAAATGATGGCAGTGGAAAAGATTATTGATTCAACTGGCAAACTGCCAGCCGAATTCATGGCAGACTTTAGCCACATACTTCCAAAAATGGAAGCAATTACTTCAACTGCAGCGGCATCAAGTGCTCGTGTAGCAGCAGCAGCGGAAGCTGGAATACTTACAGTAGAAAAATCACAGGCAGCCTTAACAGCAATTAATGCAAAGATGATTGAAAGAATGAATGCCCTATCTATTGCTTCAGGTGTTCCTATAGACAGAATGACAATGGTTCCTGGAACAGGAACAACAATTGCAACAGGTACAGCAATTGATAAAAATACAGATTATAATATGCGTTCAACTCTTCGCTCAGGCGCAGGAAGAGCTGGATCAATTACAAGTAAAATTGCTAAAGCAGTTGGAACATCTGTTAGAAGAATTAAATTTGCTACTGGAGTAACAGCAATAGGCAAGTTGCTTCCAAAATTTACAGATATGAGAAGAGCAGCAGCAGCTGCAAAAGCTTTAAGAGAGCACTCTGCACATTCTGCAAAGTTTAGCGGATGGAGAACTCCAAATTTAAGAGAGCGTTCTATTGATCCAAAAACTGGAAAGCTTAAAAGAAAAAGTGGATCTTCTACTAATAAAACTGCTGAAGAAGGCGCAGCCAATTATGGAAAGCTTGGAGATAGAAAAAATAAAATATTTGATGACCCATGGCTAAAAGATGCTGGGCTTACTCCAACAGAAGAGGGACAGTATTTAGTTCATGCGTATACACCATCTTACTATAAGAGAACAAAGGGTCTAGAAAAAACAGACAGAGGAGTTGCAAAACTTCCTAAAGGTAAACTTGATGAATTTGGCATGGGTCATATTAAAACAGATGCTCCATATATAGAAATTTTGCCTGGAGACTTTATAAAGCAGTCTAAAAGATTTAATGAAGTTTTAAGTTCTGGTAAAGATGTTCACTCTGCTTGGACACCAGTACAAGCTGGAGATATGGCAAGCCTTCTAATGTTCTTGAAATCACAAGGTAGAACGCCAGCTCAAGCAAAAGCAATAGCAGATAGAGCTGCCCAGGTTTTAAATGCAAAGATGGCTGCACATCAAGGCCCTATGACAGAGCAGCAGTTTGGAAGAATTTTAAATCAAGCTCAGGTTAGAGCTTTAAGGTCTGGATATCAGCCTTCAATGAGATCAGTTGTAAATCAATTTGGTTACGATAGACATTCTAAAAATCGTGGTTTAGAGCCAATGCCTTTCCAAGATGGAGTTACAAAACTTCCTGGATACGGCGGCGGAGATACAATCCCAGCCCTACTTGAGCCAGGAGAATCTGTTGTTACAAAAACAGCAACAGCTGGCAATGAAGGTGCAATTGCGTTTATGAATGCAGGCGGAAAGATACCAGGTTTTGCAACTGGCGTTACTGCAATTGGAAGCAAGATTAAAGCTATGCGAGCAGCAAGACAAGAAAAGCTTGCAGATAATCCGTTCTATAAGCCTATGGGAATGGCTGGCAATATTGGTGGATCCATAGGAGGCGGAGTAGTTGGAAAGATGACTGGAATTCCTGGCGGAGAAATTGTAGGTTCATTAATTGGACCAGCTGTCCTTTCAAGAATTATGGGAGTTACAAAAGCTTTAGCCATGGGAGTTAAAACTGGAGCAGGATTTGTTAACACACTTAAGATGATGGCAACAGCACTTAGAATAACTCCTTGGGGTCTTGCAGCAACTGGAGTTGCAGCACTAGGACTTAAACTATTTAATATGTGGAAAACGGCTAAAGCTCAAAGTGATGCTGCAGCACAATCCTTTAAAGTAAATGAAAAGCTTGCAGGTCAGTTGGGAATTAAATATACTACTCTGTCTGGAAAAATAAAAGCAGCACAGGAAGACGCCAAGAGACAAAAGCAAATACTCCAGGCCGTTCTTGAAACTAATAGATTAGCAGGCGGAACTGGCGGACTTTCTATGACTATTAAAGAGCTCAAGGATATGCAGGATCAGGCAAAGAAGTCTCAGCCAGATGTAATTAAGCTATTTGATGCAATGGACAGAAAAGATGTTGTTGCTAATGCTGCGGCAATGAAAGCACAATTGGTTGCAGGAGGAATGGCTGCAGACAAGGCAGCAAAGATGATATTTGCAATTATTACAGAATCCAATAAGGCTTCTCAAGCAGTTGCTGCAATTTCTTCTAGACCATTTATGGAAATTAAAGATAAGGTTTCTGCTGCAACAGTTTCAGTGACCACATTTAACAAGGCTCTTGGAATTTATGGGGTAAATGGAAATGAATTAGCGGCAGCATTTGAAGGCTCAATGGATTCCATAGATTCATACTACAACAGTTTAGTTGGAACAAAAGATGAGACTGGCAAAATCATAACAGAGACAGAAGCATTGAAGATGACAATGGATAAGCTTAATGGTTCTGCAGCAACTAACAGACAGTTGGGACAATACAATTTAGATTTAATTCTTAAACAAAAGCCAGAGTTAAAGGGAATACTTGCCTCAACAGATTCAACAGCAGATGCATATGCAAAAATTAAACTTTACACATCTGGAGTTGTAGATGATTTAAGTAAGATTAGCGGTTCTCAAGCTCAGGCGATGCTTGCAGTACAGGCAGCAGTTTCTAAGAGTGCCACAGCAATGGCTACAGACCCATCAATGAAAAACAATCCTCTTAACGGACTTGCTAATCTTGGAGCAGAAGCAGCCGCAGCATCTAAAACAGCAGCGGCTCAAGCAGCAGCAGCTTCCAGAGCTGCACAAAGAGACATTTCAAAAGAAGCGGCACTTATTGATAAGAAAATTGCTGCAATTAAAAAAGAAGCAGATGCTAGAAAGAAAGCCCTACAGCAACAGCAAGAGGCAGCAGACGTAGGTCTTGCAATTCAAGAACAGCAGCTAAGATATCAAAATGCTTTAGCTACTGGCAATATGAATGAAGCCGCATCAGCACAAATTGAAATTCAAAGATTATCTGGGCAACATCAAAATAAGCTTGCACAAGAATCAATTGATAACAAAGCAAATAAAGACACAGAGTCTCTTCAGGCTCAGAAAGAAGGTCTGGCAGCTTCCTTGGCAGCAGCACAAAAGGCAGCAAAGGCAGCAGCAGATAAGGCGGCTATCGCATCTGAAAGAGATGCAACAATTAAAACAATTCAGTCAACAATTGGAACTCTCATAACAAATGCTGGCCTAACAAATGACAAAGATAAGGTTGAGGCCTATGGATACCAGCTCAGAGACCAGCTTGATGCATTAAGAAAGCTTGGAAAGGCTGGCGTGGCAGCAGCTAATGCAATTGCAATGCCAACAACAGTTGCGTATGAAGGATCAACTCTAACAACAAAACCACAGGATTATACAAAGGTTATACAGGAGCTTGCTAAAAAGAATCTTGAATCTGCAGCAGCAACAGGAAAGTTTAGCGGTTCTGTAGACGAATTTAAAAAAGCTGTTACATCTTTCCAGATTGCAGCAGGTGCTGGTCAAACAAAGGGAAGCGCATTTAAAGTTGACTATGATGCTGGATACAAATTAGATCCTAAAAAGAATAACGTATTGACTGATAAGTCTAAAGAAGATATTGTTAAGGCTTATGGATTTAAATCAGGTCAGTTCTTTGAATATAATGGAAGAGCGTATAAGGTTAAGTCTGCCACAGATATTGTGGCGCAAAATTACGCAGATGGTGGACCTATTTATGGAGCAGGTTCAGCTACATCAGATTCAATTCCAGCAATGCTTTCAAACGGAGAGTTTGTTGTAAAAGCATCAGCTGTACAAAAGTACGGCGTTGGAACAATGGAAGCAATTAATTCAATGAAGTACGCTTCAGGAGGAATGATTTCTTCATACGGCAGTGCAAACAAATATGCAACAGGCGGAAGACTTAGATTCCAGGATGGCGGAATGGCTGGAAATGCTATTGGTACAAACGTAGTTATTAACAATGACATTACTGTTAATGGAACTAATTTGACTGGACCAGAAATTGCACAAGCTATAATGGTAGAGCAGAATAGACAAATTTCAATGTCAGGAAAACAGAGGAGCTTCTAATGGCCGCAATATATCTACCACAAGGATCAGTACTATTTATTGATAACTCTACATCAGGTGCTGCAACTTGGCAAAAAATTACTGAGCATAATAGATCTCCAATTTCAATGGACACAGAAAGATTTGAAAAAGCTCAGAGAATGTCTAACGGAACGTTAAGAAAAATCTTTATAGCGGACAAAAAAACATTTAATACAGCATGGTCTATGCTTCCATCATATAGTACAATGACAGTTGATGGAGGCTGGGGAGCAGAAGATATTAGATCTTTTTACCACAGTGCAAAAGGACAAGGGGCATTTAAAGTTAAAATTGCATACAGCGCAGCAAGAACTGAAGAATTTACAGTTTCATTTACAGCCTGTAACTTTACTATTGTAAAAAGAAACGTCAAAGCAAAGACATCTGATGCAGCGCAAGAATTTTGGGATGTTAATATTGCACTGGAAGAAGTATAATGATTCCAGTTTCTCCAGCAGTAAAAGACCTATTAAATAAAAATACATCTTTATCCATGGGGGCTGGAGCAATAATGGATATAAATGTTAACTCTATGGTTTCATTTACACCTACATCTATTACTGGGACAGAATATCAAACAATTAATGGGAGGCAGCCATTTAAAAAGCTATTTCCATTAGACACAATTATCAAGCCTTCAAGACCTCAGCTTGCTGGAATTAAATATGGAATATCTGGAGACGTTCAAACAAAAACATATGCTGACCCAAAGTCTGTAGACTATAAGCCTTCTGCACAATCAGCAAATGTTGTTAAGTATAGAACATACTATCCAGGAAGTTCTGTTCAATATAAATATTGGCTAACGCCAATTAACACTCCAGCTTCAGTTGCTATTACATATCCTAAAACAGTTTATGCAAACAAAGTAACTTTAAAATTTGAAATTAGCCATGCTACACCATCTGCCTGGACAATAGTAATTGGAGGCACAACTGTTTCTGGAACTTCTGCAGACATTAAAAGCTTTACTAGCACAGGCAATGACGCTGGAACTGTTTCAATATATTATAATGGAACAACATGGTCAAAAAATGCCGCAGACATAAATCTTTCTTCATTTAAATCTTTTACTACCCTTTCAATGACAGCAACAAATCCAGGAGGATATATTGGTGTCATCGAGCTTGCCCCACATTATGTAACTGATATATCGCAATATGTAGTAGACTTTGACCTAAGAAAAGAATCTTCTGCAAGCACTGAAGCACTTGTGCCAGTTGGAAACATAACAGCAAACTCTGTTACGCTAAACCTTAACGCATATAGAGGCTCAGCTTCTTCAGGTACAATTCCTTTCAAGTCTTATTCTAAGTCAGAGGTTATAGATACCTCAAACATATATTTTCATAAAAACGCTGAAATAAATTTGTTCATTAAATTATATGATACAGCAGGAGAGTCTTCTGATTCTCGTGGAAATTATTATAAAATTCAACAGGGCATATTTTATTTAGATAGATGGAGTATATCTGAATTTGGAGATGCTTCACTGGAGATGCTCGATGCTGCAAAAACGTTACAGGATACTCTTGCCCCAGATCTACTGTGTGAAAACTATTCATCTATTGCAATTATAAGAAGACTTTTAGATTCAGTTGGTTTTACAAACTATGCTTTTAAATACAAAGAGAATGATAATTCTATAATCTCTCCAAATTATTGGTGGTCAGATAGTCAAGCAACCGTTTGGGAGAACTTGCAGTCTTTATGCAGAGACTCACAAATGAGTGCTTTTGTGGATGAGTTTGGAACATTGCAATTTTATACAAGAGAGTATCTTTTTGGAACATCGGATATTTCATGGACTTTTAGATATGACGCACTTAAAGATGCTCAGTCAAACATACTAGAGCACTCAAATATTGAATCTTTTAATAAAACAGATTTGCCATCAGCAAATCAGGTAAAGGTTATTTACTACAGCACAGTAACATCTGCTTATGAACAAAGTAGTGCTCCGCTATGGTCTTCTGGTACTTCATGGCTTGCAGCAGCGGCACTAACGGAAGATTTATTGAAGACAGAAGTTCCTTCTACTGGAACAAAGGTGTACATGACAATTAAGCCAATAACTTTAAATACTCTTTCAGAGGAGCAAACAGTTTATAGTTTTGCTGGACACTTTCTTTTAGATTCAGAAGTAATTGAGTATGATGCAATTGAGTATCAATATACAGATGTTTTAACAGGACTTCCTGCAACCATAGATATCACTGGACAGTCAGACCTGCTAAAGAGTCGTGGAAAAGCAGCAATTGTTCAAAGTGGACCAAAGTCCTCCACGACATTTGTTCCAAGTGGAAGATACAGGGTAAAAACCAGAGGAGCCTTTGGTACAGCAATTGAAGATCATTTTGTTAATGCCAAAAACGAAGCAGCAGGATGGCAAGGTAAAGTCGGGGCGGTGTGGAAATAATGGGAGCGTATTGGGATGTTTTAGACGGTTTTTATAGCGGAGCAACTTCAACTGCACAGTATGGAACCACAAACACTTCTTCATCTTCTTATGATGGGGTAGAAGAGGTAAGCTCATATACGCTAAACAAAGAGTTTACAGTTGAAAGATCTTTGCTTACCGTAAATACGGACCAGTCGGATAAAACTGTTTCAATTATTTCAAAAAATTCAAACATATCTACACAGGGTCAGTACTACGCATTTGGAACAACTATGTTCTTTAAACCAACACTAGAAGATTTAAAGCAAAATGCTGGTCTAGGATTTTTCTTAACTGGAGACGGTTCAACTGGTTATTATGTTCAAATAAGAACAACCTCAACTGCCGCTGCACAAGGCGGTAACGAATTTAAATTTTTAAAGGTTTATAAAGGCAATATTACTCAGTTAGAAGATTCTCAAGGAGTAAAGGATGCTCAAAAACTTACTTCAATATATGGAGGCTCAGCATACAAAATAGATGTATATGTAAAAGTTTCAACCAACAGGATTGATTTTGTTGGATACGTAAACGGTTTTAAAATTACAGCTTCAGACACTGGAACAAAATATACAGCAGCTGGAACGACATCAACAATAGCAAAGCTTCCTACTGCCCCAGGTATTGGAATGTATGCAAGACTTGGATCCGCATCCTTTGACTATATATATGCAATACCAATTACAAAAGATCAGTATGATAATGCCGAGTTGTTTAACGTATACAAGAGACAGTTTGCAAATACAGCAGTTACAAATTCATACGGAGATTTATTTGTAACTGGTATAGGTAAGGTTGAGCAAACTTCAAATGGATACGTTGAAGAGTTTGGTCCAGTTGCTAGAGAAATAAGAAGCATTAAGGTAAGATACGACGCAACTCCAGCATATCCTAAATATGCTACTACTGGGGTTAACCAGGCAGTATCAGTAATTGCCTCAAATCTTTCTACGTTTACTGGAGAAATGTATGTTCTAAATAATTCTGGAACTTATGTTCCACTAGATGATTCTGCTGGAACCTCTTTTGCAATTATTGGTAATAGTATTGTTCAGTCAAGCCCTCTTACATATACCCAAGAAACTTCTGACCCATATTCGCCAGTAGAGCCAGTTTCTTTTGATTCTCAATGGATTCAAAAAATAGATGATGCTAAAAATCTATATGATTGGATTACAAATCAATGGAAAAATAAACAAAGCGTTGTTAAAATAAAGACTTTTGCAAACCCTCTTATATCTGTTGGAGACGTAATATCTGTAAATTACCCATTTAATGGTTTTGACGGAACACAAAAATTTGTAATAACAAATGTAACACAATCTTGGGGGGAGGGATTAAGTACCGAATTAACAGCTAGATCTATTTATAGCTCATAAATGGTATAATGAAAAAATGGTTAAAAAAAATATATCCTCTAACGAAGTTGGAAAGAATGCTCCAATCTTTCTTGTTGCGGGTTCCCCAGAATTAGTAGACATCGATCCTTTATTTGTAAGAATAGTTGGGTCTGGACAATTAAAAAATTATGGCGGAGATGCATATTGGGGAAGCGGAGAATCTTTAGGAGGAAGTAGCGGACCAGGGCCAGGTCCTGGTCCAGTGCCAGATCCAAAGCCAGGAGAGCCACCAGTAGACCCATGGTTTGATCCAGACCCAGGAAAAGCAGACTACACAATTACAGTAGTTGGTTTTCCACCAGACCTTTCAGATATACAAATAAAAAGCCAGGAGGTTGATTTCAGCGTTACCCCACCAAGAATTAATGTAACATTTAGAGTATATAATTCAACTGGAAGACAAGTCGTAGGACTAAATGCGCTGGTACCAAAACAATGATAACTAAATTTGGAAAAAGATTTTTAGCACAATACTTAGCTGGTAACTTAAGGTTTCCAGCACAAGACCTTGCTGTTGGAATTGACTCAACTGCAGTAAATGCAAGCGGCAACGATACAAGACTCGGTTTTGAGTTTTATAGGTTACCAGTGACGCTTGGCACAATTGATATTCAAACAGATTCTAATGGTGATAGTACATATGCTGTCGTATATAAGACAACCCTACCTCAAGATGTTGCTGGAACAATTACTGAAATAGGACTATATCCTTCTTCAAGAGACTCCATAAATAATTTTGATAGCAAGTTTATTTCAGATTTTGAAAACAATTTACTTTGGACAGATGAAAATGACAACAGTCCAGAAATAGTAAGCACTCCTACTCCAAGAATTGGAGCAACAATGTTTAAGGTTGATGCTACAGCATCTTCAAGCAAAGAATACAAGTCTAAATATGATTCTTTTAACATGTCTGGATACAGCACAAATGATACTATTACATTAGCTTTTAATCAGGTAGACACTAATTTGTCATCAATAAAGATTAAATTTTATAGTTCAGATACAAGCTATTTATATGCTACATTTAGTTCTCTAACAACAGTTGGAGAAAATATAAAAAGCGTAAGTGTAGGATCTCTTTTAACATACGGGTCTCCAGACATAACATCTATTACAAAAATTGGAATAGAGATAACTGCAAAGTCTACTGGTGCCACCACCCTATACCTTGACGGACTTAGAATTAATGACGAGGATACTTTTGATCCAAGATTTGGCCTTATTGCACGTTCCGTTTTATCATCAAGCTTAGAAAAGAAAGCTGGAAGACCAGCAGATATAGAGTATAGAATGGGGCTTAATTTCTAATGGCAGATGTAACAGTCCCAGCAGATCTGAATTTTAGCGGAACACCAGATCCGTCAAATAAAAATTATTGGGACGTGAAGATACCAAATCTTAAGCCGAGCCAACTTTATGGAATTCAGTTTCAATGGCTTTTTGCTGATGGAACAAAAAGTGGTTGGTCAGCTAGTAGAGAGGTACTAACTTCACAAATTACATCTCCAGGTCAACCAGCAATGTCGGCTGTAGGCGGCCCAGGATATATTGCAGTTACTTATTCTGGACTAGACAGCAGTGGTGGAACCTTAAAAGATATTGCAAGAGTTGATGTTTATATTAGCGGAGCACCATTTGATGGCACAAAGCCTGCAGATTCATTTACTTCTCCTGGAACAAAAACTATTACAGCTCCCGCAGGAGATTATATTGTTAAGCTTAAGGCTGTAAGGCCAGACGGAACAACAACATCTTTATTTAGCTCAACTTCTACAGTAACAGTTCAAGGTGTTGGAACAGTTGTACAGAAGCCAACATTGCCAAGCGGATTGTCTGTAACCCCAGTAGCATTCGGTGTCAGAGCTACCTGGGACGGATCTTATTCAGATCAATCATTTGCAGGCTTTAAATCTATTATTATTAATGCTTCTACAACAAACTTAGGTCCATCTGTTACATCAGAACCAGGCTCACCAGTTGCACAACTTTCAGTTAACAATTCTTTTAATGCAGCAAATATAGGTTTAAGCGCTTTTGTAGGATATGATTTTGATACTTATTTTTATTACATTGCATCTAATACAGACGGAACTTTATATAAAGATGAATCTAATGTAACAAGATGGACAAGAATTAATGCAGTTGGTGTTAGGCCAATAAAGGCAAATGTAGTTGATCTTGCAAATGGATTAATTTCTATTGAAAATCTTGTTGCTGGGAACGGAAACTTCACAACTTATTTGTTAGCAGGAACACCAGGCGGGGCAAGAGTAACTCTTAGCGGACTTACAACAACATACAATGGCGTAGACCCTGGATTTAGAATCTATAAATCAAATGGAACAACCGAAGCGTTCAGCGCAGATCTTGCTGGCAACGTTAAGTTTGGCGGAGAACTTACAGGAGCAACTGGAACATTTACAGGAGCTTTAAATGTTGGTGCAATATCAAATAATAAATATCCGTTTAGCGTAAGCTCTAGCGGAGTTCTTAGAGCAGTTTCTGGTGCCATTGGTGGATTTACAATCGATGAAACGTCTTTACAGGCAAACAACAATACATTCCAGTTAGACAGTACAAATGGAAGACTTTCTACTGGAAGTATAAGCGGATCACATATTGAGATAGACGGAACAAATGGAATTATTCATAAGAGTAGCTCTAGCGCAACTGGTAATTTCCAGTTAACACCTTCAGGAACTCTCACACTTGGAACAGATGTTGGCACAAATCACTATTTACAGTGGAATGGCTCTACCCTGAACATTAAGGGCGGAATAACAATTACAAGTGGAAAAACGTACGATGATCTTGAAGAGGTGAAAACTAACGTTGGAGGAATTGTAACTCTTACATCTGCGCTTACAGCAAAAAGCAAAACCTTGCAAGGCTTAGTAAATTTTTATGACGGATTAGACACTCTTCTTTATGGAGACTATACAAAAATTGATGGCGGAAGAATTACAACTGGAATAATTAAATCAACACAAAACATTACAATTGACGGAGCGTCATATCCAGTAAGCCAAATTAATTTAAATACTGGAGAGTTTTTATTTGGCGGAGGATCCCTAGCCTTTAATGCAGATACAACATCTGCTTCGCTTATATTTAATAAGCAACACACAAACCCATTTGAGATTAGAGCAATGGCTGGAACTGGCTTTACGTCATCATATGATTCATTTAACTGGGATGGAACTTCTGGAGCATCAGAAGATAATGAAACAGATATTAATACAGTAATTTCAACCGTAAACAACACCTCGGTTACATTAGCAAAATCGGAAACAATAGGAATTATTCAAAGCGGAACAAATGGAACGACTGGACCATACATGCTTATGTCTTCAGGAAACAGCGGCCTTGCTAAATTTGGAGCAAGCGACGGGACTTACAATTCCTACATTAACTTTAATAGTGGAGTAATTTCTCTTTATACAAATAGAACTGGAGGAATTAAGATCTACGGTCTTGGGGTTACGGCACACCCAAACTATAGCGGCGTTGACATTCCAACAACACTTAATATTAATTCGCAAGGAACTCTTAGCCGAGGAAGAACATTCTTTAGGTCTAGGAATTCAGAATCAAACATTTTGACTGGTTACGGCGGAAGCGGATATAGCTGGATTGGTCAATCTGGAGACATCATATTTAGCACATCGGATTAATTATGGCTGGCAAATCATATATAAAGTCGGGAAGTTCCTGGAAAAAAATTAAACGGATGTATATTAAAACAGGTCCAGCCTGGTCATCCATTAAAAAAGCATATGTAAAAACAGGCAGTGTGTGGAAGAAGATCTTTGACACAACAAGTAGCGCTCCATATTCTACAGAAGTTCCAACAATTAGAGTAGATGCATATACTGGAACTATTAAGTCAGCCTCCTCTATAAGTTTATACGATCCAACTGGAGAATCTAGAGTTGGAATTAAGCTTTATGGAAGAGAGAACCCAAGCTCTTGGCAAAATGGTCCATTTACATCTCAGAAATATCAGTGGTGGATATCAAATTTTGCTAACGGCCAAGATGGATATATGATTAAAGAAACAACTGACACCTTTTATTCTTTGTCGTCAGAACTTGATGATTACTACGATGGAATGTATTTATTTTTTAGAGCAATTTATACAAATACTGCTAATAAAACTGGAACGGCAAATAGCTTGCCAGTTTATTTACGTAAAAACTCTCCATCTAAATATACGGGTGTTGCATGGTCTACAAATGGAATAACATCCACACTTACTCAAACTGGCACTGCAATAAAATTTAACTACTCTTGGAAAAATGAATATTATAGATCTATAGACAAATATGATTCTGTCATAGAATGGTATAGAGGGTATCCAGCAAACGATAAAAGCAATTTAATTCAATCTACAGCATTTGTTTACGCAACAAATGAATATGACGACGGCACAGAATATTCTGGATACGATGAATATGTTCCAGTAATTGCAGATGTTGGATCATATATATATGTAAAAACAACAGTAACAAACTCTTATACAAAATCTCCTATGTATGGATCTCCAATTCAAGACATATATAGTACAACTAATGCAGTTACAGCAAGACCAGTAATTGTCACAATGCCATCCATTTCAAAAGTTGATGGATATCAAACTGTAAATTATTTGATTCGTGGAAATACTGGAACTTACAACATAACTCCAACAAGAGTTTATTGGGGTTTCCAATATGCATCTGCAGCAAATGCAGCAAATAATCAATGGTCAACATTTCAAACTAGAGTGTATAACCCATTAACATTTAGCTATACATATGTAACTCAAGGAGGAAATGAAACTTCTCAAAATGTGAATCATGACCTGTATCTTCCTTCTTCAATTTGGGTAAATGGAACTCAGATAAGTTTAATT